ATCTGTCTTCACTTGATCACCTTTGTCTGATTGGTGGCACCGGCATTTCCCTGTCGGGAGAGCAGATCAAAATATCAGGCAATACAAATAGATGAAAAGATTAAGTAAAAATAGATTAGCTTTATTAGCTTCTCTAGATTTGCATAACTTTAAACCTGAATGTATCGCTGACATTTGGATCAAGTATGAAACCGGATTACATTGTTCTATAAAGAACAATGGAAAACAGTACACACTAGGACTCTACAAAGATTGCTACGCATTTCTGCGTAACTATCTGTTGCAGCTTCCAACTCAACCTCTATCGTTCTGTAAGGTTGATTCAAAAGGTATACCGAAACCTTTGTGGACTTTACGTCCACTCATCAAAGGTAATCGGGATACCCAGCGAATCGCCCTAACTATCGCTCGTTCTTACGAACAAATTCGATTAGAAATCGATTATACAACCTTAGAATCGATCACTGACGAGATGCCTTTGAAAACAAAGGTATCCGTACGGGATCTATCTAAGAAGTTTAAAAGATTTTTAAAGAAATTTACGCTTAAGCGTAAGTGGTACTTAGGGGCCTTAACAGATCCAATACAACCTTGGCAAAAGGTGTTAACAACTCTATCAAAAGGACCGAACGGTCCTGCGGTAGCTTGTTCACACCTTGATGCCAAAGCAGTAGTGCAAGATGAGGTCTTAGCTAAATCCATTGAGCAATTAAATCTAGCCTTAGGGCAAGATTGGATTACTTCATGGATGAAGCAACAGGCCTTATCGAGTACTAGCAATGATCCTCTTCATACTGGGAGATTAGGCTTTTCAGCCGAACCTGCCGGTAAGACGAGAGTATTTGCTATTGGAGATTACTGGAGTCAACTATCATTAAAGCCCATACAAATTTCTTTGTATAGGACACTACAGGCAATAAGTACGGATGCCACAGCTGATCAAGATAAAGGATTCTCATCCCTTATCAAGGAAAGCATTGGACACCCGACCTATTGTTTTGATTTGTCATCAGCTTCTGACAGGATTCCTGCAGTAATGCAGAAATACCGTCTGGAGCTAATGTCAAACCTACATGTAGCCGATAGTTGGTATTCAGTAATGACGAAACGGGACTTCTATGTTAAATCCACAGGACAAAGTGTGAGATGGGCGGTAGGTCAGCCGTTAGGCTTACTATCATCCTTCCCTAGCTTTGCTCTGTGGCACCATGATATCGTCCAATTTGCGGCTAACTGGGAGAATTTCCATAAGGGAAGACCCTTAAGGTTTTTCAAACAGTACCGTATATTGGGAGATGACATTGTGATTTATAACACAGAAGTGGCACGGCGCTACCAATGGTTACTTAAGAAGATTGGTCTTGAGATCAACCTTTCTAAGTCAGTCATTGGAGATGCAAGGAAATCCCAAATAGAATTTGCCAAAAGGCTTAGTCTAGAAGGGAAAGAGATGAGTTCAATCAAGTATAATATCTTATCTAAAACCGATATACATAGTATATTGGATCTAGTTGAGTTATTGCACAAGAGAGGATTCACCTTTCCAGATACAGGTCATCACGGCTTGTGTCGGATCCTTAAATCAGAGGATCTTCAACGTCTTCAATACATGTTGTGGCTAAGATTGTCTTCAGAGCCCACGCTTGAAATCAAGCGCGGTAACTCTGACCTGACTATCACCCGAGAAAATATAATCCAAAGGATTATATCCAAACGGGCCGCAAACATAATAAAGAAGGCAATGGAGATTAGACCCCTAGATATGGAAACTGAGTTTCCAAATCTTAAAGAAGGGTTTAACTCTATTTGCGTGTCTTGTGATGAGAAGACCTTGGCAGATAGGAGTATCGGGGACCTATCAGGTTCCCATCCTATTGTGCTGGCTTTAACTCAGACCTCTCGTGAACTACAGTTTCTAATGTTCACAGTATTGGATGATTTAGAACCAGATACTGTTGCTCCGGTTGAATACTTACCAGTAGTTTCTAGCAGAAGTTACTATTCTGATCGAAAGACCAGTATAAGATACTTAAGCAAGATGCTATTAGAGTGCTTTCAAGAGGCTCTGGATGAACAAAGCGACATGAAGGCGTAAACATGCAAAACCCTAGGGCCTGCACCGGGAAACAATAGGTGTAGTGACTTTGAAGTCGAG